GGTGTACCTGTAGTTACAGCACTACCGTCAGTGGTTGATAGTAGTAAGAAATCAACCGTTTGATTTGCTACATTTTTTATCATTGAATTACCCTTGTTGGCTGTGCTGCATTTAGAAATAAAGGATTAAAAGTTGGCGGAGTTCCGCCTGGCACACTGTAAAACACAGGTGCTACCCGGTAGAGGAGGAAGTATGGGTTGTCTGATAGATATGCTATTTGTGTAGGCTGAAGAATCTCAGAAAACAAATATACAAAAGAGCCGAGTCCATAGAATGGTTGTGTACCATCCGCCCATGATCCTATTCTAAATGAATTAAATGGTCCAGCATTAGATAAGCTTTGACTACCAGATGCCAATAGCTTGCCATACCTATATATCCTTTGGTTCCTTTCTTCAGCAGAAAAAGCAAGTGTTTGTGATACATTAGAAAAATCTGCACTGCCGCCCTCATATATGTTTAATGAAACATTTCTCCAAAAAAACCTATATCCTCTATTATCTATAGCATCATAAGGATAAATGACAAAATCATCAGTACCCCCCCAACTCAAAAAACTATAAAGCAAAGTTGTGCTTTTCTGAGTTTGAGTACATTTGAATAATGCAGATATTTTTTTAGTGACAGGTAGATTTATAATTGTTGATGATGTGATATTTATATAGTTCGATGATGTAAAACTAACATTATCTTGGGTCCAAGTAATACCTGCTGTTAATAGGCCATTAGCTTGATTTTTGCTATAATCATAAGCAGTAAATCCAGTTCTCTCCCACAAAGGCATAGCAAGGGCAATAGAAGCAGGATCAATCCCAATCCTCTCAGCATTCTTGAATATGCTGGTCTGCACATTTGATACCGGCCCCCAGGCCGACGGCTTTTGCTTATATAGCTGCCGGTTAAATATCATGGCTATTGAACCTCATAAAGCATTGGTATTGCAAGCAAATCTCCATCATCAATATCATATGTAACTGCCGCAACAACCAGTTTAGTATACGGTGCTGTTAATTCAAAAATCCCGGCATCGTAATATACTCCATCGGCATCAGTAATAAGTTCCCCGACTGTATGAGAATATCTATATTTTGTATAGTTTGTTCCGTCATAAGATTCTGAATACCATATCTGTGCGCTTGCTCCAGTTGTTGCAGCACCTATTGTGACTGCAAGAATCAGTTTAAGGAAATGGGCTCCTTTACTGTTAACTGTTCCAATAGTATTATTGATTACTATGGGATCAGCACCATAATAAGCTCCTGATGTATTCCAAATTGCATCAGTAGGATATTCATTTGCTTTCCATGCAACAGGGCCCGTCTGATAATTCTGTTGCGCTGTTATGATAGTCCTGTTTTTTAATAGAATCTCATTCGCCATATTATACTCCTATCAACCCAGCTGATTTGTAAGCCAAGGCAAGTTGATGAAACGATCCAGCAGTGACAATAACATATTCAATGTCACCTTCTGCCGGGGTGTTACCTGCGTCAATAGCCGCGCCAATCGTAGCATTAGTAACAACTATCCTGGCCATATCTTGCATTGAAACCTTGTTCGCCCATAAAGCTTTTGCAAGCAATAAATCATCTGCGTCTGGCATTGTTTCTGCAAAAACTGCTGCTGCTTTCTGGTACATGTAGTAAGAACACCTATCCTGAAATGCCTGATCTTTTGTTGTACTGATTCTTTTTAACGCATCTGTCATTTTTTATTCCTTTCATAACCGCTCAAAAATTCATTAATATGATCCATAAAATGATCAGAAATATTCATACCTGGGGAATCATCCGGCAGGTATATCCATTCGCAATACGGGTGCCCGAAATTTAAAAAACCTATTTTTGGCACTATATCATCCGGGTCCATAAATATGGTAGCGTTTTTTAAATACCGATTGATCGTATAACGAAAACACCTAGTCGGGCAGAATGCAACGCAATAATCTGCATGGAACATGCGCGTATAGGCCAAGGCTGTTGCCCCGCCTTTGGAGTGCCCGGTAACAACAAGCGGTATTCCGCGCATTGGCTTAAAATGCTTTTTTATCTCGTTCGCAGCATCAAAGGACGCCTTTTTTATCCCGTGACGTGACCTCATATCAAAGTTTTTGATCCAGTCCATGGGCTCATCTGTGCCAGATATCGCAAGCATTTGGACAGCCTGGCCTTTGTATCTAACTATCCTTGATAGATATTCAGTCGTCCCCAGGTCAACCCGGTTTGTGTATGCCTCCGCACACATTCCACCGGCAAGCCGGAAAAGATCGGACTTGGACTCTATCGAATCTTTGGCATCAGCTATCATGATATCTTTTCAACGCGGTTTATCCATCCGCATAAGAATTTCAGATTGCTTGTCACGCGGTCCCAGCATTTTCGCTTATCTGCCACACAAGCGTCTTTAAAATGAAAAATACGGAGCAGGTTGTATTTTGCGCAAAAAAGATCTTCTGCCATTTCGTTTATGACATATGCGTTTAATTTTGCAAATGTTTTTGGGCCGAAATCTCCGTCAACCTTTGCACCAACAATCTTTTGCACGCACTGTACAGCATCATCTATGCCAGAATTAACAGCAAAGTCGTATATTGTATCAGCAACAGATTGAAATCCGATTCGATCGCCTTTTATAACGTCCCAGAAGTGGACTTTAAAGAAAACACGGACCATTGCTTCAATCCTTGGCCCTGACACCTCACCACCGTCAATCAACTGCCACCCGGTCCAGTCAGGCCACCATCGCCTTGATATCCCGGCAAATGTCATACCTCCCTTGTCACCTTTTACCGTATGTAGCTTATAGCCGCCTTCTGCTTCCAACGTTTTTTCAAACGCAATATCAAAAATAGCCATTATTTACCCCCAAATTTTTATAGCTCCTATCAACGCGACAACAAGCCCCACGGCTCCCCATAAAGCTGATATGGATCTTTTTAAAGCGTCACCAGGGCATGAGCCTTGATACTCCCTAATTCTTGATAAAATACCATCCGGCTCATTCATTGCATCCATTTTTCTCCACAGTGCATTGACTTGATCTGTAAGATGATCTATTTCTTTGCGCTGCACAGCAACTTGGATCACCTCTTTTCGAAGCTCCTCAAATTGCGCTGAAAGCTTTTCCATGAGCTTTTCTTGATTCATAAGCTTGGAAAATAATGCGTCGTGATCTGTCATTTATTTTATCCTATGTTATGTAGGGGCATTCCCTAAAATTCGCAATTTAACAACGTCTATACCTGTTAGTAGTCCTGGCTTATAAGTACTTTTTAAAGAGGACAAAAAACGTACTGTGTATTCTTTATTTGATCTTGGATGCCTCCAATAAAACGACCTGTCAGCACCATTTGCCTTTAACGGATCGTGATATAAATCAAAAATAGTCGATCTGTCTGTTTCAGATATGTAAGTCCATTCCAAATCTACATCAAATATGCTTGTGTCTGATACTCCAACAACGGCATCCGATCCGTCTTCGAAAGAGTGAACAATCTGATTTTTACGCCCAGCTGTTGTGATTACATTTTGTGGAATGACATTTAAGGTGTAATCATAATCGGCTGTTACAGTAGTCAAATAACTGTACATTAGTCAACTGCTTCAGTTTTAAGAGGCTGTGATGTTTTTTTATGGTTTTCTATTTCTTGCTGTAATTGGGATATGTATTCCCGTAACACAATCAATTCTGTTTCTTTTGTTCCAATAATCTGCAAAAGCTTGTTTGTATCAATCTGCTGATCCATTATTATTTCTCCTTGTTTTCTAATACTGTTATTCTCTCTGCGAGAAGGTTAAACATGCTTATCATATCCATATCAAGTTGTCTAACTGCACCGGTTGTCATATCAGACAGCAGCGCAAAATTTATTTTTAACATCCAGCCTGCCTCTTCGTCATCTTGTATCAAGATATCAATATCTTCTTGAGTTATCAAATTACAATTATCCTCCTTGAGTTTTTTTATAACATCATCATAATTTGTAAACTCTAAAGTCAAAGACAACGGATCAATGATGGGCATCCCCTTATCATTTAATGTTTCTTCAGATGTTTTTTCCCCGGCCTCATTTTTCTTTTTCTTGCTTTGTATTTTTGATAGTTCGTAAAGGTCGTCATATACATCTAAAGCTGTACCATTTCTATAAACAGCATCAGCGTAAACAGACCTCCATACGCTTGTTGTTCCGCCTAAATTATAAGTATTTGTAACGGAGGGTATAATGGTCCCAATTATGTTCACGCCTGTAGCTGTGAGACGTATTTCGGTTGAACCACACACCATAGTATTCTGGACTGAAGCATTTGTAGATATGAAATCGAATGGTGTTGATGATACATAACCATTTGTGGTAGGTCTATATCCTATTGCAACACCATTATTTAAAGCGCTAAGAGACGGCCATGTACAAAGAAATAGGCCACTTTCGTCAACACCCATGGCGGTTTTACCAGCCGAACCACTAAATAATAAACTACCAGGATTATTGCTTTTGCCGACGAATAGTATGCCTCCCCCTGCTTCTATCTTCAGGCCCATAGCTGAATTAATGATCAACCCATTTGCAGAGTTTACTCGCATATAAGCGTTATCAAAATCTAATAATAACGTGCCAGTGCTGTTTTTGATTACGCCGGTGGTTATAAGGGCCTGCCCGTTCAGTGCGTTTGTGATTGATGTTATAGTTGTTAAATCAGCATTTGATGGAGCATGTGCAGTAACTGCGTGCGCCGCCCCCGCCGCTGCATTAGATACTACAGTTGCTGCTGCCGTACCGTTTACTGCGTTTGTATTGGCGGATGTGTTTGCAGATGTTTGATCAGCATTGGCCCCGACATCTGATATTTGATTGGACGAAATATAAATTCTATTAGCATTTACGGTCCCTGTTGTTATTTTGCCTCCATCTATTGATGTTATGTATGCATTGCTCACTGAATCTAAATCAGCTAATGCACCTGTATTCCTTGTTGCACCATCCGCAACATTCAACGTTGTTCTAACTGCGGCAGGGTTTGAAATTGTGATAGAACCTGCTATTTCAAGAGCTGAGCCAGTCCACTTGAGGTAATTAGAAGAATTCCCAATATTGATTTTATATCCGCTACTATACCCCATCCAGAATCCAGCGGTCGTGCTTGTATATGATGCCTTCCCAGTTGTAAATATTGCGCCGGTTGAGTTTAAAGTCATCGTGCTGCCTACGTTTAGATTATTTACCAGAGTAGTATTAGCGGCAAGTTTATCAGCAGACAACGTTCCGGTTACAATTACAGACCCATCAAAAGTTTCAACAACCAATGATGAATAATCAGAATATGATACTGACGAATAATTATTGGTTCCACTTCCCGTGTAAATTCTTGTCCCAGCTTTAGACGCAGAGTTATCAGTAACTGTTATTCTATCGTTTGGTCTGATATAACCATCTTCTGAGGCCGCTATAACATCTCTCGCAATATTCTGTGCCGCAGTTGTATTTGTGAATGTTGCTCCTGTAAAATACCCGGCATCTGTTGCAGTTATATAGGGGGCTGTTGATTCTTCAAACGTAAATATCCCACCAGCCCTTGACCCATATTTTGCCTTTGTAAAGTTTTGACGTACAGATACAGATATAGCTTTTCCTGATGCTCTTTTCCCTGTTATTGTAAATAGTATATATGCTTTGTCCGAGGTCATTGACGAAGCATCTGCAACAGTAGCATACCCGCCGCTGTCTGTTCTTGAGCCTGGTGTGATAGAAGAGCCTGTGGCTGTTACTTTCCAAGTCCCGGATGAAGTACCAACGCCATCATATGTTAATGATGTATTGCCTTCTGTTACAACTATAGTAGTGCCTGACCCACTATACCCCCCTGTTATAACAACACCACTACCATCAGCTGGGATGACATTTGCTGGGTTACTTAACAAAACCGCTACTGAAGAAATACCATCTGCACCATCTGCACCAGGGGCACCAGGATCGCCTTCGCTGCCGTCAAAAACTTTTGTTATAGTAACAGAATCTGTTTTATTATCACAAGAAACAGTAACAGTAACAGAATCGTTACTACCCATATCAGTTGTTGATAGAGTAAACTCCTTTGAGGAGCTTGTTTGACTTTTTACGTCCGGTATTGTTGAGAATGCAAAGCTGCTGTCATCTATGTTCAAAGCGGTAGCTATAACAGTTATTGTTTGTGGGTCTGGTGACGGCAAGTTGTCAGAATCATAATGAAAAACGAGTCCATCTGTCGATAATCTTACATATCTATCTACTACATCAAACCCAACGGATGCGTCTTCAACAATGGGGATTAGGGATGGAGAAAGATCGCCCCAGTCTTCAAGATAATTTAAAATAACGCCTGAGAAATCAACTTTCATATCAGGGTTTATTGTCATATCGGTAATAATCACGTTATTTGTGCCACCATATAACGCGTTATTAATAGTTACGACCATTCCTGGGGAAATAGTTGTCTTTGATGAAAGGCTTTGGAATGTAACACTAAAATTTATTTTCTGAGACTGCTCAAATTTCTTTTGAAAATATAGAATACCTGCTTTTTGCGCTGCTATAGAATCCCCGGATAAAAATCTGCATTCTAAAATATCTGATGATGTTGTTGTCTCTGTTCCACCGTTGTGGGTTGGAACTGTTGTTTTCCCATTCAAAACATCTGATGGACTGGCAGTTGATCCGGGCCAATGAACTCGCCCTGAATCGTTTGTTGATTTTGTTATTTTAGAAGGGGAAAAGGATAGCAGCAAAACATCCGTAATAGTCTCCACTGGGTTGGCATCAAATTGATATAATTCAACCTTATCAGTACATTTTATAAAAGAATCTGTTTGTGCCAGGATATTTGAAAGAACGCTCTCACGAGATTCTTTTTCCCACCATCCACCGCCATTAAAAACAATTGCTAATGATGAATATAAAGTAGCGGCTGCCCCAAACGACACTGCATCAATATCAGAACTTGAGACACCAAAGTCTTCAAGGATATATTCAACCCAATCGGCAGGGTTTGTTAAGCTTGCGGTGTCGTTCCTTGAGAACTTGCACAGCATGTCATAAAACGTATCACCTGATTTCCATAGCCCTGTAGCGTCAGCTATGTCGTCATCATCTGAATCTGCTATAATAGGCTGTAAAAGCTGATATCCAGAATTTACACCACCTTCCATTACATATTCAGACGCCAACCATGTAGAACTATTAGGCCACGATCTTGGAGATATAACTTCATGAACTGTGTATGTAGGCCCTGATTCACCTAAGATATACCATCTTTCAGTACCGGTGTTTACTGATTTTACAGGGATATAAGCCGTGCCTAAAACAACTGGTACGCAATCGCTATAAGATTCTTCTTCGTCGAAATCATCTGACGGCCAAATTTCTTTTTGAGATTTTGTGCTTGGGTAGTCACCTGTTAAATGTTCTTGCAAAAAATCAATACAATAACATGTTATTTTACCATAATACGAGATGGCACGATCTATTTTAAATTTCCATGTTCTTGTATTTGTTCCGTCCTCTATTAACCTGATAATACAAAACTTGCTATCAAAACTCGATGTTGTGTACGCCCATGCTGTATTTGATACTTCAAACTCCATTTCATTTGGGGCTATAAGTCCATTTCCTGATATGTCCCACCTCATGGTTATTCCTGAAAATGAATCAGGAATAATGACGCCAGAATAACTGGTCGTACTCCAAGTAACATCTTTGGTAGATAGTCGTAAGGAATCTATTTCAAATAACCAAGATATCATGCTTTAACGCCTTCAATTTTAAATGTTATCTGTGGAGTTGATTTTGACAATCTATCCGCTGTTTCTATTTGACTTAGATCAGAATTAAACCTGACAACATAGGTTTTACCATCAACAGGATGCAGCCAATAAAATGTCTTTTTTTTGCCGTTTGCCTTGGCCGTATTGTGATATAAATCAAGGATTGCCGATGCGTCAGTAGAAGTAAGAAAATCCCATTGCAGTTGAACTGTAAAAAATGAGCCGGATGTTGTTACAACATCTAAATCTCCACTGTCAAATTCATGAAAATACTGACGTTTTTGGCCTTCCTCTATCAGCATATTATGTGGTGCTATGGATAGCGTAGTTGTAGTATAATCAGCCAATTTAGTTTCGAGGTATGCTGACATATCAACCATTTGCCACCCTCCTTATCTGCTTTTGTGCTTCAGAATCAGTCCTAATTATTTCAGTCGTGATATCTTTTAATTCACGGTTACCTACTTTTACCACAACTGTTATATTTTGTTCCCCATTTTTTATTTCAATTGGAATTGATCCACTATTTAATGGGATAATAGCTTCTGTACCATGTAACGTTGCTTGATATCCGGTAAGAGGACCTGAAGCAATACCACCGTCAGCAAAACTATAATTGTTAGAATAAGTTTCAAACAATGCTAATAAATCACCAATATTTGTGGATTCTCTAAATTGGCTGCTGGCCCCCATTACCAACGAACTCGCTGCGAGATCACTATACGTATCGTTGTCAATCATTTGCTGTAACTTGGCAGACAACATTTTAGAAACAAGATCGTTTACCTGAATACCGGAATTATTCATTATGTCTGTTAACAAAGCAGTTCCTGAAACATCTGGTTTTGCATAATCTGGCACATCCTGCCCTATAATTCCATAATACGCATTAACTGCTGCATAAAGAAGGCTTAGATTATCATCTATTGAACTTAAAGTATCAAGTTCTGTTTGCATCCAAGCAGCTTCGTTTAATGCTTCTTGTGCGGTTACAAAGTCTTGTACCGCTGCATTCAGATCGAATAAAGAATCACCTGTTTCCTCAATCAAATCTTTTATATCTTGCAATGCTGTTTCTTGAGCATCTGCTGCTGTAAGTTGATCAACGCCCAACGCTGTCAAATCGTTTGTAATGCTTGTGAACAATGAGTTATAATCTTGGCTGCCATATGCCCCAGCAAAATCAAGATATTCGCTGGTAAAACCTGTCAAATTTGATATAGCATCTGTTATTCCATCTGCATCTGCTGTTTGTGCTTCGGATAAAAGCTGCGCATATCTTTTCTCAAAGTATTCGAGAGATTGTACCGGGGAATCTTCGGATGACATCAAACCGTCTATAAATTCATTTATGCTATCGGATGCTGCCTTACGCGCTTCAATTAAAGCTTCTTCGTCGCTAATATAATCTTCTAATACGCTTTTGGCTTCATCATAAGCGCTTTGCCTCAAATCAATTTCTTCTTGCAGATAACCTAAA